GAATGATTAAGTTGGAACTATCCGTTGAGGAAATAAACGCCATCCTGCAAGTGCTGGGCGACCTGCCGACCAAGGTAGGTGCTTGGCCGCTGATGTTGAAAATCAAGGAACAGGCCGAGCCGCAGGTGCCGAAGGTAGAGGAAACGAAGCAATGACGACGGTGCAAGAGCTAGAGACGACCGTGACAAGCCACATTGACGTTTGCACGGTGCGTTACGAAGCAATCCATGCGCGACTGAAGCGCCTTGAGCAGCTCATGCTGAAAGTTGGCGGCGCGATTATCCTCATCCTGCTTGGCGCGCTCGGCAGCATGGGAATGTTGCTATTACAGGCGTTGCAGCAATGACCGAACCCACCGACATCCAACTGCTAAAGGTACAGATACAGGCCGAATTGCAGCGCCTAGAGGCGCACAGCAGCGCCAAGGATGTTGCGGGCAAGGCTATCGGCAAGGACGGCTTAAAATATATTACAGCGATCGTGGTGATCGGTGTGCTGTCTAGTCTTGCGCTGGATAGCGACAAGATCGCAGCTGTGATGGGGCTGCTAGGCGCTTCGCTGACTGCCTTAATCTCCATGCTTGCCAGCATCGCAGGCACGGTAGAAAAGGAAGAAAAGCCCGAGTTTGAGGTCATTAAGGAGCTCATCGCCAAACTAGACCGTTTGGATCGCAAAGAGCAGCCCATGCGGGTTGACGTTGAGGGCGATCATGTGACCGTCACCAAGGGCGATGACGTAGTGAGGGCAAGCAAATGATGACGATGGTTAGCACGTTCCTGTCATTCCTTGCGGGCGGTTTGCCCAAGATCCTGCAAATTTTCCAAGACCGCCAAGACAAGAAGCATGAGCTTGCCCTTGTTGCCGCCCAAAAGGAGCGCGAACTAGCCCTCGCAGAACGTGGCTTTATCGCGCAGGCGCGGGTTGAGGAGATTAAGCTTGAGCAGATCCAGACGCAGACCGCTGCCGAGGAACGCCAGGCGCTGTATAGCCACGATGTTGAGATCGGCAAAGGCGCAAGCCAATGGATGATCAACCTTCGCGCCTCGGTGCGCCCGGTTGTGACCTACATCTTTGTGCTGGAGCTGGTCGCGCTGAACATCGCGGGCGTTTGGTATGCCTACACCACCGGCATCCCGTTTGCGATCGCTATGGAAAACGTATTCAGCGACGACGAGATGCTGATTTTAAGCAGCATTATCGCTTTCTGGTTTGGTACGCAGGCTTTCGGTAAAAAGTGAAGGTCAGCCCTGCCGCGATCCGCATGATTAAACATCATGAGGGCGTAAGGACGCGCCCTTATCGGTGCCCGGCCCTGCTATGGACGGTCGGGGTCGGCCACGTTATAGACCCTTCACACGCAGCGGTGAAATATGAGGAACGGCGCACCTTACCGATACCCGAGGGTTGGGATCGCAGCCTCTCTATGGGAGAAGTGGACGCTATCCTTGCTCAAGACCTTGGCCGGTTTGAGCGCGGCGTGGCCCGACTTTGCCCTTCTGCTGTTAATCATCAAGGCCGGTTTGACGCATTGGTGAGTTTTGCCTTCAACGTCGGCCTTGGCAACCTGCAACGCTCTAGCCTACGCATGAAAACCAACCGTGGTGAGTTTGAAGAAGCCGCCGACGAATTTATGAAATGGACGAAGGCAGGCGGGCGGGTGCTGCCGGGATTGCTCAAGCGACGCACCGACGAACGTGCGCTGTATCTTGGCTGAAGGGGCTGGGATTGAACCAACATTCACGGATGTTTGACGTTACGCCCGCGCCACGTTGGCGTTGTGCAATGGCAGTTGGGACATAGCAAACGCAAATTCTCGCGTCGGTTGTCTTTTGGGTTGCCGCTGATGTGATCTAGCTCTAGCGACAGCTTTTTGCCGCGCCATTCGCCAAGCCCACATTCGCTGCAAACAAACCCATTTCGTTCGTTTGCAATATGCCGCCGAAACAGTCGTTTTTGATATGACGACAACCGCTTGCCGTGGAAAGCCGTTATTAGTTCGTCTAACGAATAGCCCGCAAAACGCTTTTGTTTTTTTACTTTTCCTGTTTTTACAGCGTTATGCCACGTTGCTTTGCAAAAACCATATTTTGCTATGACGCCATACATGGAAAGCCCAGCATCAACGTCTTTTTGAATTGCAGACCAATCGTATGTAGGTCGTTTTTGTTTTTCTAATCCTAGTTTTCTAGCGTGGTAACTGATGGTTGCGCCAGAACACTTAACTTTGCTGCGAATAACGCGATGCGTAATGCCCTGCAATAGTAAGTTGCAAACTTGTTCGCCAATACTGCTTTGCATTTGGATCACCTGCCTCGGTTTGAACGAGGATTACCGGGTTCAAAGCCCAGCGTTTTACCAGTTAAACTACAGGTGAGTATAACAAAGTCATACCGTTAGACGACCCTTCAGCGGCGTAAATATTCTAACTCGGCGCGTAGCGTCTTTATCTCCATCTCTAGCACCATCGCGTCATCGGCTAACCCTGCTCGGCGCATCGCCACAAGCGCATTGGCTACCCGATCCCCTTGGCGCTGCCCAAACGCCCACGGTGCGCGTTCCATTTCTTCCTTCCACGCCCCCGGCGGGCTTATATCGTCTTTCACCATATATCTCGCCCTCCACGCGCACATCGCCAGTTAGGGGCTGGCACAGAGCGCCATTCGCGGTCACGGTTAGTCTGCAATCGTCGCCATAGGTCAATGATCCATCTCACGGTAGTGCCTCCACGCTGTAGTTGGTACTAGGTGACTTCCAGCCTCGCGGTATTTCGCCATGTAAGTGCGAAGGGTCTATCCAACGCAATTTATTGTTGGGCATGGCAACCCATTGGCCGCTATCTAACGCGATGATGTGGTGATCCTTGGATTGGTCAGGTATTTCCGACCAACCGCCATTGGCCCAAAACACGCTAAACAGGTACACGCCTGACCGCAGCACCTTGTCGCGGCAATATGCCTCTACTCGGTGGTTACGCAAGAACTGCATCTCACGCACTTCGCAGAACCGACTAAACGAGTCCCACCACACGCAGACGTTGAGCGGCAAAGGGTCGCAGGGCTTGGAGCAGATCGCGTGTATAGGCATCCTTGCCCACATTGCACCACATTCCAGCATCACGCTGAACATAGGCGCTCGCATCGGCTCGGCTCTGAAGCCTAAAACGGTACAGAGCGTAAAGCCTCCTTGGCCTTCCTGATGGTCGTACAAAAACTCATTGCGAACGTAGGCCGTGGTGTACGGCGTATCTACCATGAAGCTCATGCGCCCCTCGCACGGATGGCGTTCGCAACTCCGCTTGGGCAGGTGTCGCAGCGCGGCTCGTAAGCCTCCGCAATTTTCGCACAGGCCTCCCGTTCGGCGTCGGCAATCATTGCGGCAAATTTAATTATCTCGTAATCGGTGCAAGTCCAATGCGATGAGTCTCCCGCTAATTCAAAGTTAGCTTTATATGCTGTGTTCAAAATCTTATTCAATTCTTCAACTGTCATATCAGTCCCTCTTTGCGTAGTTGTGCGATGGTTCGCACCATGCCCTCCAAATGAGCTAGGCGCACATAGTCGCGGTCAAGATCGGTACGGAACCGGCGGTCTACGGCGTCGTGGCAAGCGGAACACGCCCAACTGCCAAGCAAATCGTCAGCCTTGATGCCCATGCCGCTGACCCCTGATAGGCGTATATGCGCCAACACAGTCGTTTCGCTGTTGTGATTGCAGATGTCAGGTAATCGCACCATGCAGCCACGCCCTTTTGCTTCATTCCGTAGGTTCATGCAAAGGCTCCGGTAGTGGGCCAATGCCCAATTCAATGCACTTGTTTTCTATGCCGTATAGGTATTCTGTAAATTCTTCTTTGGTCATGCGCGATGTACGTTTAAGCGGTCGCAAACGCTTTCTGCCAAACCCTTCTAGTGTCTCCCACCCCCAAATTTCGCCTAACAGCCATTCGTGAATATCCTCTCGCGTAAAACCTCTTAAGCTCTCGCCCGCCGCCTCCATGATCATGGGATAAACCACACCAAACAAATACCGCGACTGCTGATTCGTTTTAGGTTTTTTCCATTCGGTTACCTCC